CATCAAGTCAATTACCATAAGGATAACATTATTGTTCAAAAAGCTGTTGAAGTAATAAGAAGTAGAAGATTAGATACTGCTGTTAATCGACCAAAATCTCTTTGGCTATCCTTAACTGATAAGATACATAAAAATAGATTAATTATACCGTTTTATGACGAGAAAGATGAAATTATATTCTATCAATCAAGAACTATTATAGATCAGCCTGCGGTCAAATTACCAAAATATCTTAGTAAGATAAATGGTGAAAAATCTCTCTTTAATCTTAATAATATAGATACATTACTAGAACATATTTTTATTTTTGAAGGTCCGATTGATGCTTTCTTTGTTAAGAACGGGACAGCTGTAGCAGGTATACAGGAAAATAGTAATAATACATTCTCCACATTACAGCAATCTCAGATTAATAATTTTAAATTATCTAAGATGATATGGGTATTAGATAGTCAGTGGTTGGATAAAGCTAGTAAAATAAAAACACAGCGGTTAATTGATGCAGGTGAGACAGTATTTATATGGCCTGAGAAAATCGGAAAAATATATAAAGATTTTAACGATGCTTGTATAGCGTCAAATATAGATGAAATTTCATCTAAGTTTATTATTAATAATTCCTATAGCGGATTAAAAGCTAAACTCTTATTATCAGAAATTAAAATTTAGTCGTTTGCAGAAGCAAGATATCCTTTAAGTGACTGACTAAGACCACCTAAATCGGCAGCAAGACGAGAAATCTTTTTCTTTTCACTTCTTGCAATATTTTCAAACATTGTATCACAAGGAGCTGAGTGAAGCTGAATCTGCATTGAGTCACTATTTGTATCATTTAAGAAAATAATAAAGTCATCAATCTTTCCAATCCATTCATGAAGTCTATTAATTTGCTCAACTTTAACATGATCAATACGTGTTTGTCTTTCTGCGGCCTTGACATCGAAATCTGCTGGCTTTGCTGTGTCTAAACTCTGCGCCATAGCTTCCTGATCATTTGCAGGTGTACCAGGAGCTGGTTCAGGTGTAGGAGCTACATCAGCTTCCAAAATATAATCAAATCTCGACTTAAAATAACTCATAATAGTATTTATGGTAGAGATTAAATAATTTTACATGAAAAAGAAGGTTCTATTTGAAGATACGGTTTCTGTATATAATAAATGGGTGTCAGGTCAAGCGTCGCGTGAATTTAGTGCAATTAAAATGAAGTTTAATGACCTTCTTGGCAATGATAAGGGCCATAAAACACAAAACCCTGACGACGCAAAGGCAAATAATGTTCTACCGTACCCCCTGCCAAATACGGCAGCTATTTTAGGTGATCTACTAACAAACGCAACAAATGCTATCGGTACGTATAGAACTGCATTAAACAATCCTCTTGTACGAGAAGATGAAAAGGCAAAAAAGGAATTAGAACTAATTATTAATTGTCTCGATAAGGCTTTACTCGATATTAAACAAATATTCATTGTTCTTGGTAAAAGCGCTAAGCAGGACGATACTTGATTTTTATAGTTCTTACATTATATTATAATAATGTTAGGAAAACTTTTAACACAATTAACTTCGTTAGTTGTAACGGCAATTTTAATCGGCCTACTCTTTAAACACTTTGGCGTATCATTATTAATTGGTATACCAATCGGTGTCATTGTTCAGTTTGGACTATATTACGCCTTTATTACAGCACTTAGTGCGTATGTAGAATTAAAAAATAAACAACTCGAAAATGAAAGAATTAAGGAATTTAGTCTTCAAGGTCTTGATGTTACATGTCCTTGTTCTCTAAAGAAAACTGAATTTGTTCCTATTATTTTAAATACAAACAATACGTATAAATGCGATCATTGTCAAAAGAATGTAAGTGTGTATATTGCTACTGAAACCGCGCTTATGACCGATACTATCGCTAGTGTAACACTACCAGCCCCGGTACCTTTAATTATTACTGACAATGGAAATTCCTGAAAGTATTAGCAATTTAACTGAAGAATCGGTAGCTGATCAATTTGCAATAACTCCTCCTGTACAACAACCATCTCTTGATGAGTTAGTACATACATTAAAGCAAAAACTAGACTTTCAAGATTATAAATCACTTGAAGAGGGTACGGTCTTTTATAAGAAAGACACGACATCAGACAAAAATATTATTAAAAATTTACTTCTTCTCTATATTGATACACTTTCAAAAGCAATACAGGTATCGAGTGTTAAGGAAGAATTTAAAAGCGAATTGATTAAAACGCTCAATACATCCATCAATGGTGCAATACAAAGTATTGACGCTACACACGCGTTATTAAATTTCTTTAATGATGGTAAGAATATTCTTGACGTGCAGCGAATTTCATACATAATACTCGGATATGTCATCGACACCATCAAACGTATCAACATCACTAAACGATAGCCTTAAAGAAAACAATATGTCATACGACGAATACGCTCGTTGGCTATGTCTCTTGGAAGGTATTGAAATTGTAGGTAACCGAGTAGAACAGCTTAAGAGGCGATCCATTAGTGGTGATATTGATTGGATTAAGCCATTAGCATTTCAAAAGTATATTGATGAACGTTTTCTTTCTATGAAATCTGATCTAGATGAAATTGAAGCCAATAATTCTATTACAGCACCTAAACTTTCATGCACTACATCATTGGTACCAGCTTTAGCGTAAGGCCAGATCCTCGTCGAGGATTTAAATCACCAGAGAATAATTTTTCTGTTAATGTCTTATATAAATTGACAAATATTGCTATGATTAACAATTTGTTAACTTATACATTTGATGGTACTGATCGATCATGTGTCAAAATGCCATTTGAATCAAGTAAGATTGCAGATAGTTTTATTGCAAAATTACGTAACGAACAATTACCGGTATATGCAGCTGATATTGGTAAAATAGACGTTTAAGAGTACCCGCCATATACGTCACCATAATCAGTTTTCGAATAATCAAATACCTGTACAGACTCAACGTCAGCGCTATAGCTATATGGTTTTTGAGCACCAGAGGCTGTAGCGCTGAGAGTATCATCATATACCTGTTGATTAACTGCTTCACCCGATAGACCAGGTTCAAATGACCACTCAAAGCGCTTAGCTTTAATTAACCATACATAGTGACCGGCAAGAGGATTAATTTGGGCAATATCTTGATCAAGACGCTCAGTTATCTCATAAAAATTTCCATTACGACCATCAACACGATCTTGACCGTATTCAGATAATTGAAATACATCACCTGATTTCGGTTCTGCACCATTACCAAATGTTGTATAAAAACTATTATACGGTATAAACGCAGTAACTTCATCCTCTGAAAGTAACCCATACTTACTAAGCATAAGTGCGTTTTCATTTAAGTTAATAGCGAGAATAATCGGTAAGGGCGGTGCGAATTGCTGAGTTGGCTGTTCACCATATAGCATATCAGCAGATAATGTATTAAAGGTGTTTACGTAATACTGCGTTTGCTGTCCAAATTGACTAATTTGCTCTTGCCAATAATTTGAATATAAAATGCGCTCGTTCTCGTTGTTTCCTTTATCGGTAAACCGAAAACATGGATTAGTATTATAATCTATACTCGCAGGATAGATCTGCGGGGTAGGATTACCAGTATAGAAATCTTTTGTCTCAATAGTCATTATCGTTTATATAAAAGATATGAATTAGGATTAGTTGGATGACGAGTAATACTAATACCTGTATTACCGCATTTTACCTCCTCATTAGCTTGTGAAGGTATATTGAAACCAAATTGTTTTGCGAGTGCGGTAGCCTGAACACCGGTAATAGGCTTTGATCCTCTTCCTACTCGTTTTAATTCCTCAAAGGGTTGAACAGCGTTATTATTAGCACGATGACAAACTGGTACAATATCGTTAGCATGTTTCATATTAGGATCTGTAGCATTACTAGTAAACATACTATCAATGTGTCTACGCTTTACTGCTGTGCCATCTTTATGAAACTTTCTATAATGATCTTTAAAGCTATTCACACATATATTTATACAAAAAAAAGGGCCTTATTGCTAAGGCCCTTAATTTTAATTTTTGATCTATCTAACTTATTAGAGCTTACGGAAGTCGCGAAGCTGGCCCTTAGGAGCCTTATAGTTGTCCTTACCAGTCGCGAAAAGAACCTTACCAACGTTCTTCGAAACCTTTGAATCAACAGGTACTGGCTTAACAGGTACTGGTGTTGTGTCAGCTGTATCAGGTACTCCATCAGCAGCTCCGTAAATACGAACCTTAGCGCCCTTAGCACCGATTCCGGATTCTTGACCTTCAAGTTCACTTTCACCGATCTTACCATCGACGTGATGTGATGACCAGGAATTCTTGACCACATTGCTTTTAGCACCGCCGAGTTCCCAAGGATGCTTTCCACCACCGTGAACGGTTCCGGGAATCTTGATTTCTTCGAGTTCAGTAGCTTCTGCACTCATTGAATCATCTTCTTCCATTTCACCTTCGTCTTCACCTTCCATACCACCCTCTTCTTCACCGTGCTGTTCTTCGTCAGAACCAAGAACGGCCATAAGAGCGTCGTGAAGCTTACCAGCAAGCTCCTTGCTAAGGGTGATTGTTACTTCATCACCATCTTCATGTCCTTCAGCTCCAGGAAGGTCAAGAGCGTGGGCGTCGTGCATATCTGCATCTTCAGGTGTATGAATGTTATCGGACATTACGTCCTCATATAAGCGATCAAAAATAGATTTGTTCATAAAATTATTTATAGTCTCCACTTCCATTTTTTCTGAAGCTGAAGAAAGATTTTCTACTCCGGAGAATGTTTTCTTACCCTTTGCGTCTCTAGCCTCAAGAGGCTTAGCAAGAGATTTTTCATTTTCGTTACTCATAGGTCCACACTTATCGTAAGCTTTTGTCTTAAAACCTTTAGGTAAAACAACATCAGATGTCTTCTTACCTGCCATGGCAAAAGTGTCTTTACCAATACCTTTAAGGTTGTTCTTCTTAGCTGCTTCAGTAAGTACTGTAGAAGCGTAAAATTCACCCATTTCAACGAGATTGCGTGCTTTATTCATATATGCTTAATTATTTATACTAAATGGCTACTAAAAAAGAGAAACAGCAATTTTATCTTGGTAATGAAAAGTTACCAACACCAGATGCTTTATTTGACTACGAATCAAACCCTGAATGGATCAAGGATATAGATAAATGTAAAAAGAATATACTTTATTTTGCTGAAAACTTTTTCTTTATTACTAACCTTGATGAAGGTAAAATAAAAATTAAGCTACATCTATTCCAAAAACGAATCCTCCGATCTTTACGCGATAATCGATTTGTGGTTATGTTATCTTCTCGTCAGAGTGGTAAAACAACATTGTTTACAATTTATGCTCTTTGGATGGTATGCTTTCAAACCGATCAACGTATTCTTATTGTAGCTAACAAAGAAGCTACAGCTATTAATATTTTTAAACGTGTTAGAATGGCATATGAAATGTTACCAAATTATCTAAAACCCGGTATTTTAGAATATGGTAAAACATCAATGGCTCTAGCTAATGGCTCGAGTATTGGTATTAGTACAACAAGTAGTGATGCCGGTCGTGGTGATTCTGTAAACGTAGTTCTCCTTGATGAGTTAGCGTTTATTGATAACCACCTAGTAGAAGAATTCTGGGCTTCAGTATATCCAATTATATCATCTTCTAAGAAATCAAAAATCTTTGTAGCAAGTACTCCTAACGGAACCGGTAATTTATTCCATGATTTATATGAAGGTGCTATGGAAGACGATCCTGAAAAGCACAATGGCTGGAAGGCTGAACGTGTAGATTGGTGGGAGGTTCCCGGAAGAGACGAAAAATGGAAGCTTAAGACAATCCGAGAGATGGGTAGTAGAGAGAAATTTGATCAAGAGTTTGGTAATACTTTCTTACAATCCGGTGAAAGCGCTATTAATGAAGCTTTCTTTGATCGATTAAAGTCAGAGTGTCGAGAGCCTACGTTTGTATTTGATGAGGGCCATTATCTTCTATGGGGTGAACCAAATAAAGAACGGTTGTATGTAGCTGGAGTCGATGTTTCTGAAGGTGTCGGTGAAGCAGCTTCTGTTATACAAGTTCTGGATATTACAGATTTACGTAATATAGAACAAGTAGCAATTTATCATAATAATGAAATAAGTCCGTATAATTTTACTACAAAATTACATGAAATCCTACAGCATTGGGGTAACCCTCCAGCTTTAATTGAGAGAAATAATTGCGGTGCCCAGGTTGTTGATCAACTTAAAAACAATATTGGTTATGAAAATATTGTATATTATGGAGCTAAGGCCGGTGATAAGGTTTTTACAAAACCTGGTGTCGTAGCCCATACAAACACAAAATATAAGGGTGTAATGAATATGCGTTACTGGTTGAATGAGCTTAACGTTGTTAGAATCAAAGATTTTAGAACATTACTAGAGTTAAAAAACTTTGTTCGTTATCCGAATGGTTCATGGTCCACAAAACCTGGCAACGGTAATCAAGATGATAGGGTTATGAGTCTTATCTGGACTTTAATGATTTTAGAGAATGAAATTACAGAAAAGTACTTTGAAATTGTCGATCTAGATGACAATAAACGGCCTCTTCATATCAAATCTTTAGATTACGGTATTAAATATTTTATTAACCCTACTTCCATGTACAATAATGAAATCAATAAAGAAGAAGGTATTCCAATGCCTATTATCTTCGATATTGGTGATGGACCAGAAAAAACCGATATTAATGAGATGGAAGAACAGGGTTGGAAACTAATAGGCTAATATTATATGTCAAACGCTGTTGATTATACACAAAGTCCGTTCAATCTTTCAAGAAAAGATAAATTTCTATTAGTTCTAGACGTTCCAACCGCTTTAAAGAAAATTACTTCAAAATTTGTACGTGATAACGTTAATATTCAGCCCGATACGATGCAATTTGCCGTAGCTGGTACGGTAATTCCTGAAATTTCTGTTCCCGCAGTGCAAAATCGTTATGCTGGACAGACACAAACCGTTACTTCACACTCTCGTGACCCATATCCTCCAGTTACTGTTGACTTCATTGTTGATAACCGATTTAATAATTACTGGGTAATCTATACCTGGCTTAATTTACTAAATGATGATCAGCTAGACATATACGACAGTAATGACTATACAAATCCTACACAATCTGTGGTTCAATCCAGTGCTAGAGGTCAATACAGTCAGTACAAGACAACAATATCAGTTTACGGTTTAGATGAATACAATAAACGTGTCATTGAATTTAAATATATCGATGCATTTCCGACAAATCTAGGTGGAATTACCTATAATTATAAGGATGGTGGTGAAATTGAATCAACAATGACTATTAGCTACTCTCAGCTCATCGTCACACCCATTTACGAAATAGAAAGTCTCTAAAAGCTAAAAAAATATTTCCAGAAGTCCATAAATACTTTATATGGCACGTATAATTCAAAGTCCCGGCGTACAGATTAGTGAAACTGATCTTTCTCTTACTGCAAATCTTGCTTCCCCAACAAATGTCTTAATTCCTGGTTTTGCTGCTAAGGGTCCATCTTCTGAACCTATCCAGGTAAGCACATTATCTGAATTTGAACAGATTTTCGGTACCCCAACGAATGCATCTGAGCGTTATTTCTACCAGTCTGCTAAAGCAGTATTTCAGTCACCGGCGAATGTTACTTGCTATCGTATTCCATATGGTGCTGGTCAAGGTCTCGGTACAACAAACCAGTATAGTGCCCTTGTATATCCTGTTGTAACAGCTACTCTTTCTGCCGGTAGTACAAATTTTGCGACTGTTACCTCAACGGTTCTTAGCTACCCTGCTTCGGCTTCTGGGCAGACTTATTTCTTCGGCGCACCATCGCATGTTACACTTAGTGAGTCCGATTATCTTTCTATTCTTCGTGGTAGTGCTTATACCTGGTTAAGCGCAGCTGCTGATCCTACTACTTGGGCATATACGAACGCTGGTGTATTAAGTAGCGCTACACCAACAACCACCTTTACCAGTCTTTCAAGCCTCGGTCAAGCCGGTTTAATTGTTCTTAACAAGTCTCAGGCTTCTATTAATAGTCGTTTTGAAGGTACCTATATCGGTATTGTTGATAATACAGCACTTAATCCTGCTACTCAGTACGATGACTTTAATAGTGTACAATCTGTTAATACAAACGGATACATTACACCAAGTAATTACGTTACCGTACCAAGTCAGCGCTTAACCTTCCCTCTTTCTGCTACAACTCTTGGAGCTAACGGTAGTGTATCACAGGTTGTCGAGAATATCGCTACTTTCGATACATCTCCAGTTCAATTCAACGATACAATTAACCTTGGCGTATTCAAACTTCGTCAGTCTGTATTCTCTCCTGATACTATTCAGCTTGATTACGTTCTTCAAGAAGGTTATAACGCTTCATTCGATTATTATCGCCAGATTAATAACCCTAAGGGCGGACCTGCTACTAGCTACTTCATTGAAAACGTTGAAAACAATTCAAACAATATTGTTGCTCTTGTTAATCCGTTCATTTCCAATAAGAATACAACATCTTGGTTGAATCTTAGTGGTACTCCTAATAAGAATATTCGTTTCTTGAATACAGCTCGCGCTGGTACCTTAGCCTATGATGCACTTTCCTCTAATGGCAACGGCGGATTTATTGACACCTTCGCAACTCGTACAGGTGCAACATCTGCCACTTATACCGCTCTTATCAATCAATTTGGATCAACAAATAGCCTTGTTGCTCTTGGTGACTACGCTGTTGAGACTGTAACAACAAAGACAATCGGTGACGTACCAACAAAGGTTAATAACATGCTTAATCTCATGGATAATGCCGATCTTTATCCGTTATCCGTTGTAGTTGAAGCCGGTCTTGGTACAATTTACGCCAATTCATTCAACCCAGCAACGTCTGGTTACTTTGATGATACCGTTCCTTATACAGGTACTGATTTCTTCCAGCTTACAGCGCAAGACGGTACCGGAGCTAGTGCAAATATTGCTCTTAACTATAAGGCTGTCGCAACACAGTTTGTAAACTTCGCTGCACTTCAGCGTAAGGACCACCTCTTTATTGCTGATCCTCTTACAAACATCTTTGTACAAAACAATGTCAAGACATTAGACGATCCTTCGAAGGACTTTAGCACGTACATTTACTGGCCGTTATATAACCAGTTTAGCTTTATTAATAATAGCTATACCGCTGTATATGCAAATTGTGTACAAGTACCTGATCAATCCTCAAGCCGTCTTGTCTGGGTACCATCTTCGGGCTTTGTTGCAGCCATTATGGCCAATACAGATGCCAATTATCAGCCCTGGACAGCTCCTGCTGGATTCCGTCGCGGTGTACTCAACGGTGTAGCTGACATTGCAATCTATCCAAAGCAAAAGCAGCGCGATCAACTCTATAAGATCTCACTTAACCCAATTGCATTCTTCCCGAATGAAGGGTATGTGGTATACGGTCAAAAGACGATGCAAAAGATTCCAAGTGCTTTCGATCGCATTAACGTTCGTAGATTGTTCTTGACTCTCGAGAATCAGACCAACGCTGTTGCAAGATACTACGTATTCGAGCCTAATACGCTCTTTACAAGAACGCAAGTTAAGAACGTCTTGACTCCGATCTTTGATAATGCTAAGAATTCATCTGGTATCTACGATTACTTGTTAATCTGCGATGAAAGAAATAACACACCAACTGTTATTGACGACAATTCACTCGTAGTTGATATCTATATCAAGCCAGTCAGAACAGCCGAATTCGTTCTTGTTAACTTCTACGCTACAAGAACAAATCAAAACTTCTCTGAGATCGTAGCATAAACAACTAAATAATTATATGGCCGATACAAACCAACTCATCCAAAACTTCTATAGCACAGCAGCCAATAGAGACTTCGCACGCGATTTTAACTTCCGTGTATTGTCGATTACGACTGGTGGCGCCACAAATGCAGCTGGACAGACAATTACTTTCGGTGATACCGATTTAGTTTACGTCAAGACAGCAATTTTACCTGAAAGATCAATTACTAACGTACCCGTTCCTTATATGGGTCTCCAGTTTAACCTTCCTGGTAATGCCACTTATCCCGGTTCTGAAGCCTATAGCATGTTATTCTACGCTGATGCTAATTCACAAATTAGACAGAAGTTTGAAGATTGGTCACGCTACACGTTTGATGATGCTAATAGTACCGGTGATTATCTCACACCTAAACAAACTTCAGTCATTAACCTTATTCAGCTTGACAACAAGATGAATCGTATTGCTGAGTATAATCTTGTTGGTGTATCACCGCGTAGTGTTGGTGCTCTTACCTACAATATTGCCGGTGGTACAGGTCAGACCATTGAGTTCACTGCTACAATGGCTTACCACTACTTCACACGTACATCCCCCTAAAGAAGTAGCTACCTAAGCTAAATAATTAGGTGAACGATCCCTTTAGTAGTGCACTTGATAGTTTAGGTCAAAACATAGCCGGTGTTGGTACAGGGTCAAACCCATTATTTGCCCCTCAAATATCCCAGCTATTTGGTTTAAATCTACCTGCGGTCCCGATTATTAGCGCAAGGGATTATTTTTTAAACCAAATGGAGTCATGGTTTACGGCCATACCCATGACTACCCAGTGGATTGTTCTTATTGATCAATATCCACCCGGTCTTAAAACTTCTATTATTCAAGGATTAGAGCGTAATGCATCTGGTAACGAGTTTGATATCGATGAGGCTAAGAATATTTTAACAGCTTACCCATTACAAAAAGTTGTTGGTTGTTTATTCGCTGCTAATATTACTATCCCTAATGAAGCATGGAATGTAGAAAGTGCGTATGTAGATAATAATAGGGGATTCTTACCCGGTGTCTTAGGTGGTAGTAGAAATCATGAAGCACCGGTTTTAGATATTGGATTTAGAGAAACAAATACATCGTTTATTGATTTCGTAGTAAGACCTTGGGTCATTCTTGCTGCACACTTTGGTCTTGTTGCTCGAGACCCTAATGATGTTACCCAAGCTATTAAAAACATGAAGTGTAATATGCATGTAATGCAATACACTCGTTCAAGGGCTGGTGTATCAATGATTCCAAGAAAGGTATGGAGTTTTTATAATTGTGTACCATTTACTGTCAACGAAGAAACTTTAGATTATACAGAAGAAAAGATGGTTGTACATAATACCCGCTGGACGTATTCAAACTATACAGTAGCAAATAATTTATATCTACCGATTGGTGAGATTATTAATAACTTTGCAAAATACGGATTACCAAAAATTGGTAATCCAAGCCTTTTCCAAGGCTTTAAATCACCTGTTTAAATTTGAGTCTTTCGGTCAATGACTTAAGTATTCCTTGTGAGACAGTTTACCTACACAGTCTATCTACCTGGACAGAAAAAGACTGTACAAATAGAAGAATTAAAGTTTAATCGATATAAACATCTTGTTAAGAACATTACCAATGATAATGATGAAATTATTATTAGTTTCTTTGATGAACTCTTAAAAGATCTTTGTATTAAAGAAGAGAATGTAAAGGATTATTCATTTTTAGATAAGCTTATTCTTCTTCTTACAGTAAGATCGGTTTGTGTATCACCAGAGCTTGAATTAACCGGTACATGCCCGGAAACTAAAAATACTTTTAATTTCTCTGTCAAACTCGTTGATCTTATTGACAGGCTTCAAAATCTTAATTTACCAGAAGATGTCTACTCCATAACTAAAAAATATAATAATGGTAACCTTATTGTTGAACTAGGAATGCCTAGCATTTTAAATGTAGGTATAACAGATCTTTCTATTATTAATACTGTTATACGTAAAATTATTCTTAATAATGAAGATGTAACAAACGTAAAGGAGGAGATAGCCGATCACCTACCAGCTGCTGTATTAAAGGATATCAGCGATTACATTAATTTTTTCAGTAAAAGTCTTTCTGACGTTACAATTCTTTCAGTAAAGTCACCCTTTGCCATGAATGAAGCTATTGAGATACCATTGAATTTATTTTCTAGCTCTATTATAAATTTTTTAAAAATATGCTTTAAGCGCAATCTAATGTCACTTTATGAACTAGAGTATTTTTTAGTTAATCATTTAAACATTGATTACGAGCTTATAAGAGACGCAACCCCTGCTGAACTTAATATCTACATTAATCTGTTTAAAGAAGAAAAGAGACAAGAAAAAGATAGAATGAGTAAGGGTAATAAAGCCTTGAATCCGCTACAACCTTAATTATATATTAGTATGAGTAGTAATGTTAGTGACATTCTTAAGCAATTAGAAACATTAAACGCGTCAGCTGGAATTAGTGTATATATTCCTTCGCTTAAAAAGGCTGTTAGATTTAAAAATCTTAACCTCAAGCAGCAAAAAGATCTTCTCAAGTCATCGATTGACGATACTTTAACTAAACTCTCCTTCACTACAAAGTTTTATAACATCATTCAAGAAAATGCTATTGATATTTTAGATATTAATAAACTATATACGTTCGATCGATCAGCTATTGCTCTTTCCTTAAGAGCAAATGGATTGAGCTCAACATATAATGGTATTAATCTTAATGATGTCATTACTCAGACACAGACAATTGATATTAGTCCTGAGTCACTCGGTACAACCCTCAACGTTCAAGACTTAACAGTCAATCTCGAAGCACCAACACTCGGTGTTGATAGAGATGTCAACCTAACCACCACAGCTAAATTAAAAAATGTATCCGACAAGGATGTTAAGACTCTTGTTGGAGAATTATTTGTTCATGAAATTGTTAAATTTATTAAATCAATTACGTTTAAGACGGAAAGTGGCGAGCAAATAGTTAATTTTAGTGAATTAAAGGTAGACGATAAGATTACTGTAACCGAGCAGCTTCCTTCAACTGTTACAGGTAAAATTTTAGATTATATTAAGTCCTACAGAGCGTTTGAAAGCAAATTTGTCACATTAAACGAAATTAGTGTGGAAGTTGATAGTAGTTTCTTTAGCGTATAAAGAACACAGATCAATTGTTTAGCCATTAAATAATCTTAATGGCCTCTGCAGTAACATTAGAAGATTTAGAAAAGGTATTTACCGGTTTCGGTGAAAAACTTGATCTTATACAGCAAAATCAGACAAATGCTCTTGAAACTGTTTTAAGAGATATTACCGGGCAAAAGAAAACTACAAAAGTTAAAGATATAGTATCTGAAAAAATTGAATATATTGCAAATGCTTTAAAAGGATTAGGCTTAAAACAAGATACTGATCAACCCTCTGCTACAGCAAAACAATCAATACCTGCTTTGGATGGAGTTATACCTACCACGCTATCTAAAAATATTAGTAATAATACTAAAGCTTTACCTGTTCGTATTATTGATGCCTTAGATTTAAAAAGCAAAAAAACCGACGAAATAAAAACAGGTAAATATAGTAGCGTTTATATTGAGTTACCAGAAAGTACAAGAACTGTAATTGATAACTTACTACATGATAATTTAAAATATTTCTTTGATGATCTTTTTAATAAAAATGGTGGCGTTGACGACATTTATAAAACTTTACATAATATATACGAGCTTATTGGAAGTGGTAAGTTTGGTGGTAAAAAAGAAGAAGATTCTTGGTGGAAAAAGATATTACCATTTTTACCAGAAATAGCAGCAGTATTAGCAGGTCTTGCAGCGGGCCTTGGAGAAATAGCGTTAGATATAGCTGCAGCTGTGCTCGGATTTAAAGCTTTAAAAGCATTATTTAAACCATTAGTAGAAGGAGAAGGTGATGTAACTAAAAATACGCCTGAAACAGACGCCGAGCGCACCGCAAAACGCGCTAAAGAAGAAGAAAAAAGATTAGAGACAGAAAAAAAATTACAAGACGCTGAAAAACAACTTCGTGATCAAGAAATTGCTGATAAGGAAGCCGACATAAAAAGATTAGAAGATTTAATTAAGAAAAAAGAAAATAGCGCTAAAGAGTTAGATAATATTGAAGAGGAATTGCGTACTAATCGTACGGACCTGGAAGCAGATTTAGAAGAACATTTAAAAGAGATTGATAAAATAGACAAACAAATTGAAAGTATACGCGCTGAATCTATTCTCTCTGGTAATGAAAATACTGACAACGAAATAAAACTTTTAGAACGTAGACGTACTGCATTTGAAGAAGAATCCAAACTCATGAAAGATGGTATCGAGGATGTTAATAAAAACATTAAAGCAATTACCGACGATCGTGAATTAGCTGTAAAACAACTCGAAGAGCTCAAAAAAACTACACCAGCTCCGGAACCTGAACCAGCTCCTGAACCTAAACTAGCCCCTGAACCCACCGGTGAAGTAAAATTACCTACTGAAGGATCAATTGTAGATGGTAAGTATTTACCCTCAGGTAAAGCAGTTGGTGCTGTTGAAAATACAGGTACAAAATCAGTCTTAAAAGGCGCGTTGGGTAAAGTTACTGGCACCGCACTCGGTGAGTGGGGACCATTGGGAATATATGGTGGAGCGATAATTAACCCCACATCATTTGGACCTGAAATTGGTGTAAATAAACAAGAAGACGAAGAGCGTATAAAAAACGCTAGATTTTCAAAAAATTTAGAAGATTTGCACTATCAAAATTTAATAAAAGATCCTACTAATATTGTTCTCGGTAATAAAAATTTAACAGAAATAGTACAAGGAGTTGCCTCTGATATCAAATATCTTTTTAACGCTATAACAGGTAGAGATCAAGACAAAGAAAAATCAATTTATTCAGATAAAGAAATAAAAGAAGCAACAGAAAAAACAGAAAAAGAAATGGATCCAAATTATAAAATTAATGAAGAGAAAAAAACGATGTACGAATTGGGTCAATATATCAAAGGAGTTACAGCAGCAAACATACAACCTGTTGATAACAATCAAGCTGCTTTAGACGAAATTAAACAAGGTGCACAAGACAGAGCCAATTTAGCTCAGCAAGGAGACATACTTCAAGCGCAACTAGATCAACTTAAACAGTCTTTTGATTTAAGTAAGCGTCAATTCGAGCTTCAATATGATGCTGGTAAAAAACAAGACGATTTGATTAAAGCTTTTAGAGACTTTAAGGCTGGTAATTCTGTTAATATTGTTAGTTCATCAAGTACATCAATTAATAGTCAACAATCAACAACCCCGGCAACAAGAAGTGCATTTAGTAATAGGAGTTACGGACAATAAAAGTACTGCTAACATTTTGTACGTGTATTAAATATTAATATGGCATCGCAATACCTTTGGGGCTTTAATAGTTCAGCAACTACCGGTGGAATATCACCAGATGTTATTGCTTTACCAATACCTACACCAACGAGTGAGTTAGCTAGTAATTTTACAGCACCCGGTAAGCCACGCAAAACAAATTCAATCAACGTAGTACGTGATTTTTATTGGACGTATTCACCCGCTGGTGATATAGCTCGAGCTGAAACACCGAGAATTATTCTCACCGAGCGTAAGTTGAGAACTAATGCTTTAGTAGCTCAGTTAAAATACTCTCTTGGTCAGGCCCGTAGCGGTGTAGCACAAACTATTCAAAATATAAAAGAAATTACACAAAATACTAAATTAGCTGAGTTTATAAGTGACCTAGTAAGTAGTGCAGAAAATGCAGTAACAAATCCCACAGCCCCAAATATATCGGAGTATTATATTGATCCTGCAAATGGACAAGCAGCTCAACAAGCTTTACAAGATACAACCAGTAATCTAGCTGCAAAAGCGAAGGGTGTCTATGCTAGCTCTGATGCAGCGGCAAAAAATGTTTTTAATACTCTCGCCAATTCACCAGCTGGCGCATATGTAAAACAAATAACATCACCTGGTGATGATAATAACCCTACCGTTAATACAAGTCCGTGGTTAGCTCCCTATAGAAATCTCTATCTCACCGATCCTACAGGTTGGGTTTATATTTTACCATACTTCAATAATAATCATGCTAATCAAGGAAATGATTTTATGAATAGTGCAGGCGACAGTACAGGTAACGCTCTTATTCAAGGATTAATTGGCGCAGCAGCAGGAGTTGCAACAGACGTGGCTAGCTTTATATCCACACTTAATAACCCAGCACAAATTACATTTATTGAAAAGACAAAATACTATAATTATCCGACTGAAGGTGAGGATATTACCGTGGAATTTCCGTTAATTAATACTGGTCAAGTATCCTATAGTGATGTTGTTAAAAATTGGCAATTTTTATTCTTACTTCTTTATCAAAACAGGCCAGGAAAGACGAGTGCTAATACCGTCGACCAGCCTGTAATTTATCAAGTTGAAGTGCCAGGCGCTAAATTCTTCCCTTACTGTTTTATTCAATCCCTTAATATTGAATTTATGGGGTCACGCCGTGAATTGAATATTAAAATTCCAGTAGCAGATACCGTATCATCAGACTTAGGCGACGTTGGACAAGATCTAGGAACTGCAGCAAGCTATCAATCTATACCCGCTATTATACCTGACGCATACAAAGTAACAATTTCATTAAAGAGCATGCTCGCAAATTCAAAAAACTTTATGCAGCACATGATCGGACCTCATAGTCTTGTAGAAGCTAGTACGGCTCCAACTACCGCGCCTACACCGGTCACACTACCTACTAATACTGCTACCAACCCAGTACAACAACTTCAGCCTTCACCGAATAATATAATTACAGGAGGTAATCCTAATGTAAATCCAGTAGCTGGTTTTCAACCACAAACTCCTAATATTCCAGCTAATTTTAACGGTCTTCAGTAACATAGATAAACAATAAGCTATTGTTAAATAATTTATATGGATGGTCAGTATCAAAATTCTATAGCTAGCTTACCGGATTTAAATATGTACCGGTACGAGAAGATATTTAAACTGTATCAAACCGGTAACCAGCAGTATTTTTATAACCTTATTCAGTCAATCTTTTTACCAGATAATTTAGATAAACGAGCACTTTTTTATCTCACCATTCAGCAATCACAGCCCTGGACAATGGTAAGCTTTAACGCTTATCAGACAATTGAACTTTGGTGGTTGATTCTATTAACAAATAAGATTTATAATCCTTTTAAGCTACCACAGGTAGGAACAGTATTAAAACTAATTAAACCTGAATATATACCTGATATCTTAAAAGAAATTAACGCGTCACTACAATAATGAGCACTAGTATTGAATACAACCATCTCATTAATAATAATGATTACCTTTTTAAGGTAACCCTTATTAGTGCTGCTGGCAATCAATCTAGAGCACAGGATATTAAACCATCTGCTATACAGGAATTTTTTATTAGTGATACTCTTAATAACTTCTATCAACAAGGATATATTATTATTAATAATACATTTGATATTATAGAACGCGACACGCCTATTGCTGATCCCTATGGAAATCCTTATTATTATAATAATGCTGGTAACCCAACTCCTATTGCTGATAATACAGATGGCGCGACGAGTAATATTAATGCCGGATATTTATTTAAAGGCGAGGGTCGTGATATTTTGCGTGTCGACATTATGCCTAGGCTTGACAGTACAAAAGCGAATGGTCTAGGCTCAGAACAAGGTCAAAAATTCTTTTATATGAATTTTGATTTTGCTGTTTATGACTTTGAAGAAATGGTCGATAGTTCAACAGGTATAAAATCAAAAAAATTATATTTTTGGGATTTGTATTATCAGTTAATGCTTGAAAAAAATGTACCGTTTTCAACAGCTACATTTGCAAGTACAACCTCTGCCTATAGTCAAAATGTAGCCGGTACAAAAGATACAATATTTGCTGAAAACGCCGATAATACCGATCGTGCTATCCCTACTGGAATTGCTTTAAAAGAATTTCTTAAAGCAACATTTCCACCTAATGAAAAGTATACTGCCGATTTCTCTGTTAATATACCCGGAGTTAGTGATACGACAAATATGTCTCAAGATGAGATTGATATGAAAAATACGGATTGGGATATAGGTGGTACAAAAATATTCTTTTCAACACCAGCAAATTATAAAGCTACTGATTGCTTAAATTATATTTTATCCCGCCATGTTTCTAATGCTGATAGTAATTTCGATCAGTGCTTCTTACAACTTGAAAGATATAACCGTAAATGGAAATTTAGAAGTCTTTCACAATATTTTAAAGAGGCTTATAATCCTACAACTAATGGACCAGGTCAAGCTTATATTGAGACAATTAAATTAGGTGGTTATACAGGAGAGAACGGTAGCAATAAAAAAGAAACATATTTTACACCGTCAAACGGTATATTTCTTCGTATTGGTTCTATAAAAACATTTTCTTTTGATAGCATGTCAGCTCTGTATGCACAGAAAAAATTAGTACCCTATCTTGTTCATAGCTATGACTATGAAAATAAACAATTTCAAATTGATATAGCACGCAACGGTATAGCTCAATCAATGAAAACGTATCAAAAAAATTACGTTAATTATATGAATAGTAAGGATCAACAACATTCTCCCTATTCAAATTTTGCGCCCGGTCAGTTAAGATACAAAAACAAAAATGTTAATAATGTGTTTTCTACAACTGAGCAAAATGCCGATCAAAGACTCGGTGTTGGTAGAAATGAATTTTTATATGCTAGTATTTTTACTAATAATCTTTTAAGTTTCCGTCTTGGTGGCTCAACCCATCGTCAAGCTGGTGACTTTATTGGTATTGATAGAGATGGAGCAATGTCAGCTAGTAAGTTTGACAATAAATTATTAGGTATCTATCTTATTATAGAAGCAAAACATATATTCATAGGTAACGAATACTTTAATGATCTCTGCTGTATTAAAGTATATAATTTTGATCCACAGGACGATACATATACGCTATCTTTATCATCAGGGCCTGCAGCTGACTTACATAATGAATTAATTGGATTAGTATCAAACGGACAATAATATGAGCACTGTATCAAAAACATATATAGCTAGACCACAAAGGGATCCCGATACAAACGCTATTACTATAGCTCCAAATATAGCTGATATTGATTTAGCTGATACATATACTCAGTTAGTTGATACTAAAAATACATCCCTAGCTAACGTATTTTCATCTAGTACGGTGCCAGCTAGTGAATTAAATGCAGCAATGGCTTATCGTAATGCCTTTAAACAAGGAGATACTATAACAGCTGTAAATAAATTTTTTAACAGTTTACCAACAAGCTATATACAGCAACCAGATTTTTCTTTAGATGCTGTTCTTTATTGGTATCAAAAATCAAAATATAGTAATAAGGAAATAACTGCTTATAAATCACAAAACGATTTCAACGCTCAACACGGTTATAACTTACAGACTGCTTCTCTTTTTGTACAGAATAGCATTAATAGTTTGATTAATACAAATAATTATTTTGATATAGTAAGTGATAGTATTGGTATTATTGTTAACTCAAAATTTTTACAACTCGATAGTACCTTACCTTTATTCGATGTTACTCAACAGTACTACGGTACACCAATTCCAATAGCTGCATCAACAGATAGTAAAATTAGCGCCACCACGAGAAATGTTATGTTTAATCTAAGCCAAAAGACTACAACATATATGAAGCGTAACCTACTCAATATTGGGTATTCAAATACTGCTCTTCAACAAAATCTTGCAGCAGATGCTACAACGTCTCACGGTTTAAATCTTATAAATGATTTACCGACATTTGTTAACATTAACAAGAAACTTAATGATTTAAAATTAGCACTTACAGCAGTATTTCCTCAATTAAAAGCGTTTAGTTTTGTACAATATCTTAACACTATTGGTAACGTTACAGCGCTAAACTTACGCGATATCTTTCCTGTTGCAGCTGGTGATAGAGACTTTAAAGTAGTAACATCACAGAAAAATGCTCAAGCCTCTATCGATGAAGCTAATCAAGAAAAAGCTGATGCACAAGCATCAGCCGCAATAGCTCAACAGCAACAAGGAGTAACAGCCGCAAATAGTAATGGTCCAGGTGTCTATTCACCAGGCGCTGTTGTTACACCAACAAGTAATATTAATATAGCACCCTCTGGTAGTCAGCCCGGGTATAATATAGCAACTATAAATGGTCAGCAATATATTTCAAAACAAGATCTTTATAATCTTAATCTCGCTAACGTTCAAAATTCAGGTCTTG